GGCGGGTGAGGAAGAGTGCGGATTCCGTGAGCGAAGGAGTCGATTTCGTGGCTGTAACTCGCTGTGCTGGCCGTGGTGGTTCACAGTGGGCGTGTGTGGTTATGTTTGGGCAAAAAGAAACGCAGCGGTGAGGCTGCGTTGTGGTGGGTTTGATGAAAGGTGTTAGCTGACTTTGTATGTCCCTGCTGAGCTGCCGCCTGTGACTGCGACTTCTGCGTCGGCTTTGATATCTTCTATCACGGCTTCGACGATGGCCTGCACGAACTCTCTTTGCTTGGAGAACTGGCCGTCTACGATGAAGCCTGCGGCTTGCAGTTTGGCGACTGCTTTGTCGGTTGTCTTGCTGCTGTCTAGTGCCATGTTATTTACCTGCGAATACGGTGGTTGATACATCGACGTGGCCACCGCCTGTGAACGGGCAAACGGTCGCCCCTGTACACACGCCTTTTCCGCCGTTGAGTTTTATTGTGTCGGCGTCTTCGGTGATGTTCTTGGCTTTGATGGTTAGGTCTTTGCCAACGGTTAAACTTGCTTGCCCTTTGATGTCCTGTATCTGGTCTTTGAGTATGGTGATCTCTTCGTTTTGTTTGATGAGCATTTTGTGCATCTGCTCAATGGTGGCGGTGTAGTTACTGGCGTTGACGTTTCTGTCGAGGCAGTTGAGCGTGTCGTTTTTGTCGGTGGTGCTTTCGAAGTTCCCTTCTTGGTCTACCCATTTGTACACACCTTGGCGCTGCTGGTATCGGCTTTCGCCTTGTTTGATGGCGGGCAGTTTGAAGCCCAGCGGCAAAACAGTACGGATGAACGGTTTGTCCGGCTGGCCGAACATGAAACCTATCTCGACGATGCTGCCTATCGCGGGCGGCTCTAGCCTGCCTGCATGCTCACCGATACCGGGAACCGGCAGCGGTACGGCTTGCAGCGCGGGTTTGTTTTCGTACTCCATGCCTTTTTCATCGAGCAGTTTTACATCCACGGCGTAATGTGGGTAAAAGCGATCTGACAAGTCGCCCTCTTCCGGCAGTTCCGGTAAGGCAACGACTTTACCCCAGCGCGGTAAGTGCCACTGGCCTGTGAGTTCAGGAAATAGACGGAAGATGATGCGCTTGATGGTGTTTACATCCATGTGATTTTGACCTCCGTTCCTATGAACTCGACACCCACTAACCGCACGCCGTTAACCACGACGCCCGGCTTTATTTTTGGGATAGCCGGTATCTTTACCGATTTACTGGCGGTGTGGTTTGTCATGAGCTGGGTTGGAATGGTGACGGGTTTATTTGCCCAGAATGAATCTTTCCAACTGCCTACGTAAATTTGCCCGTTGCCTTGCTGCTGCCAGAACAGGTCTTCTATACCGAAAGCTTGGCCGAGTTCGTCCATGACGCGGTAACCGTTGCCGTCGCTGTAGAAACACGGAATGGCGGTTTTGCTGTAGGCCTTTTCCGGTACGACAAATTGCAGCCCCGTTTTATTGGTGACTTCGCTTAGTAGTTGCATGAGCGTTGGATGACGGAGGATAACATCGAGCGGCTTGTAGAGAATGGCGCCAAGTTCGCGGCAAAAGATTTCAGACCAGCCTTTTTCGGCTGGCTGTACTCGTTCGATGTAACCAAGGAATACTCGGTCGATGGCGTCGCCCCAGCCGATGTCGATGGCGACAATGGTGTTTGGCTCGGCGGTACCTTCGATTTTAACGGAGGCGCGGCCCGGTGTGTTGGCGTCAAAAACGATGTGGTGATGTTTGTTTTTGCGCTTTTCTTTGCCTATGTAGGTTCTGCACGAGAAATTGGTGTTTATCATGCGTTTTGGTTCCCACTATTACCACCCAGCCAATCATCAACCCCTTTTAACACACTCATCGTCAATCCTAATTCAATTTCTGTTCCCGGTGGCACGTCTTCGGCTTGTCCTGCGCTCACTGGGGTGCTGATGCCTTGCACTTTTTGTTGTGCGGCGGGCTGGTCTGGCTGGCGTTGTTCAACACGTTCAGGAACGGATAGATGTTCGATCAGCTCGAATGAAACACTCCACTGACGCAGGCTTTCTTGTTCGTCGGCCCGAATTGCGCCTTGGAATTTGACTTGGCGGATTTTCAGCGCATCAGCGGTGTGGTTGCTGATGCGGTAGATTTTCCGCGCGCCCTCTTCCAAGGCTTCGGCCATGGTGAATAAATTGCTCAGCATGGCGCTTTTGGTGAAGGGGATGACCCCTTTCACCGTGAGCACTTTGCCTTTGCTGCCTGTTTCAGCCTGATCGGTTGCGGATGTCTGGCCGGACATGTCCTGTCCGGCCAATTGCTGACGAACGCTAATGCGTAGGTTATTTAGTGGGAGTTGAGTACCGTTTAGGGTTAGCATCATGAGATCTCATCTTTCGCGCCTGTATAAAGCTGCAGTGCATCCACATAAAAACTAATTTCACCCGATGTTCCATCCTCAGTTGTCGATACCACTTCAACGGCAATCTGTCCATTTACTGGCTTAACCGTCTTATAGATATATTCCCAATCCGAAGACTCTGATTTATCTTTTGGAGGGTGAGTATCTATAAAGACTGAACTCCCAGTTGTTACTTTGAAAAACGGTGGTTTTGTGCCTAACTCCGGTTTAACCAAAGCAACAATGGAATAAGTCAGATTATCAACCAAGCCAGTTTCTAATACTTTTACCCCATGATTAATGGAGGTCGAATCCACTTTAATCGCCCTATCTCCAGAACGATAACCGGACAATAAATCAGAGAACGTCACCAGACCGCTATTAGTTGGCGCGAATGGTAAGCTTTGCCCTTGCAGTAGCAGTGGATTTGCTAATTTACTCTCAACTGGAATATTCACTTTTGGTTGCTTCGTTGAAGAGAGTAAAACATCGCTAAAACCTTCGACTAACTGGAACGCTGAAACATAGAATTTCGCTGGATTTTCTCCATCCTGAGTCTTACAGACCAAATCAACACTCAAATCACCATTCGCGTCAGGCTTAGCAACTAGTGAAACATACTTGTATTCACCATATGACATTGAAGCCCTAGGTGTTGATATATAGCCATTACGAACCGTGCCAGTGTTTTTCGTTGATGAAAAGTAAGCCGCTAGGCAATTATCAGCATCATCAATATAAACAAGAGCCTGAACGGTATACCAAAGGCTTTCATTCAAATTGGATATGACTTTTCTGATGCCTTGGTAGTCTGCGTTTGATGTCACTTGCAAAGATTTGAAACCAGGAACGGGCTCATCATGTGATTTGCTTATATTCACAAGAGAGGAATTAGTCGCACCAAATCCACGATCTCTCACATTTCGATAGTCAGCGTAGATTGCGCGAACAGGGATATCCGGCAACATATTCATGTCGTGAGCAACGATACCAGAAACTTCGTCTAAACTGTCCGATACATAACCATCGGTTGGTTGTTTCTTCCCTTGAGAGCTGTATACGTAATGGTTAACTTTACCAAATTTCACATGGGAGTCTTTGTCATGCTTAATACCTGACAAGTTATTACCTAAGTAAATATTATCAACTTCAACATCAGAATTTCGAACGTAAATAGAGCCTGTCGCCACGTTAACCGTATCAATTTTAACGTTTCTTGAATCTTTGACTTCAATAGCCTCACCAAGACCGATACCCACATCATCTTGGTAAACTTGCTCGACCCATCCATTTTTAATGTCAACAACATGAGCGTTATTAACCGTTATCGGTTTACGCATTTCATCATTTCCAGATGAGCCCGCAACGTTGAAATTTAATAGCGATGTAACACCACCCGCCAATTCAACCCCTTGATACAAACCGCCTATAATGTCGATAAACTGCATAAATACGGTATTCGCACCGTTAGCACACATCACACCATAACTATGGTCTCCGGCATAATCCCCAAGGTAATACTGATGATAATTTGTTATCGCTAATTTACCCCAAATTTTCCCACCGAGATTGATGCCACGTTGCATTTGATGAGCCCAAAGGTTATCAATCGTCACACCGCGTAATGACTCGGGAATATTCAGTAACCCTTTATTTCCGTAATAAAAGGAACCATCTTCATTAGATTTCTTTTGAACATTCACCATGAAATCACGCATGGTAAGTCCACGAACCCAATCGTCAGCAACGAAAAGATCATCGCCATCTGGAACTTCATTCCAAATGACTGTCTTGGAGGCATCACCTTGAACTTTTAGGTTTTGTATTCCTCCAGTTGGTAGAGGAATTGACCCTGTAATCAAATAATCATCACCGGGCATGTAAATAGGTCGCCCAGTGGCAAACGCTTCACGAAATGCCTCGGTAGCATTTTCACCTCCACCAATATTTTTATCTACATCTTTTACACTCAGCACATCATTCAATTTATCTTTGGCACTTCGGTGAATATTGAACAATAAATCATTATTGATGATGCTGTTCTTCACATATTCTTTATTTTCCCCCTCAGGCCTCAAATCACTCACAGAACCATCACCCAACACCTGCGCAATCTTACAAACGAAGTGCTTCACATCCTTACCCGTTGACGAGTCGATGTAGTCGTCTTTCTCTTCTGCAGTAATCACAAAATCAAACAGAGTAACCTGCTCACCAGTTGGTGTGCCTTCACGGTGCGCGTCGATGTAAATAAACGATGGCTTGTTTGTAACCTGAACGCTTCGGTCAAATTCCATAGCGACACGGTTACCAGAAACATAACCCGCACCCGCTTTGATGCTGTATGCGCTGCCCGATGGCGTTACTAAGAAACCACCTTCGATAAACCAGTCTTTGCCGTTCTGGTCGATGAGCGCTTGGGCGACATCCGCGTCCATCTTCTTCAAACGGTCATTTGAGTTGTACTGCCATGTCGAAGCATCCACCGTGATGTTGGTGATTTCAGCAATGTCTTTGTACTCAAGTACGACAGAACGCACCAAGGTATTACCTGCAACACCTGGTTCGTCGGCTGATTTTGGTGTTAATGCATGATGGTCGATTGTGACCAATACGCCATATTCTGAGCAGTACGCACCTGTCCAGTTAAATTCGAACGGGCCAACGCCACTGGTTAACGTGGTGCTGTAAATAACCGAGTCTGCAGAAAGGCGACCGCGTTGCTCCACTTGTTCTTGGTGAACGATATGGTCAGTGGGTACCACATCATCTGGTTGTGGGTACTCTGGGCGGTTTGGCACATTGGCAAATATCATCTTGTCGATGATGAGTGGTTTTTCTTCTGCGTTTAACTGCGCTAACAGGGCTTTACCTGCTGCGGTTAAAATGGATTTGTCCGTGGTATTGGCCATTTGCTTTTCCTTACCCTTTTACTGTGGCTTGGTAATATTCACATTCAACTTTGAGCACTTTTGGCAGCATGCCTACATTGAGGCGCGTTTTTACGTGCGTTGGCATGTATTGCGCTTCAATGTTTTTGCTTTTTGCTGCCAAGGGCATTTCTACATAAGTGGTGTACTGATAGCGGCGGCAAGTGCGCCCGTACTGCCTTATCACTGTGTCTAACAGTTTCGGCACATTGCTTAAATCACCGTCTCGAATTTTTAGGCTGATTACATCCCAATCAACGTTGACTAATCGCTCATCTTGCCCGATGTGCGGATAGCCGAGTTTGGCGAACATCTCTTCCCAGCCAGCAACCGAACCTGCATCACGAGCAAAGCCGTAAGCATGCGCCACACGGATCCGAAACAATTCCTCCGGCTCTTGGCCAAGGCGTTCGACATCTCTTTGCCACGCAAGGATGTTCACCAGTGCGATCGGTGCGGTGAGTGGGTCATGCTGTTTGAGCGGCATTTCAAAGGCGGCTTGCACATGGCCCCAGTAGGCGTGCAGTGCTCTGGCGAGTTTGGCCAGTTCACCTCGGCCCATCCAGTAACGCAGTTTGATTTCAGGTATTTTCAATGGATACCTCCAGCGTTCTGATGCGCGGCACTGTTAGGTTGTTCACTATGTCGGCGTTGTCGTATTCGAGTGATTCCAGCTCAGGGAACTGAGCATGCAGCTCTTGGCCCAAGCGTGAAAAACTGAATCTCTTAATCGGGTTAGTCACGCTTGGCTTGTAATCGGTATTTTCGCGAAATGCCGCGCCAATGAATTTCTCTACATTGGCCTTAAGTGCATTACGCTCATCAAGAACAAGACTTGGTTTTGGCCAAATGCGGAACACAATGTCGTGCTCGGTTTCTGGCATGGCCATCACCTGCAGATCATCACCATGGCCGTGTTGCCCTTGCTCTCGAATGTAGGTGTTTAAATCCGCTAGCATCTCTGGCGACGGTTCACCCGTATCTAACAGGATGTAGGCGTTAGCGGTGCCGGGCCCACGCGGTGCGTTGTGTTCAAAGTAGACGTTGTCGTCGTTAATCCCTGCGCGGCTGGTCAGCAGAGCTCGATACGCGGCATCAATGTGCCAGCGTGCTACGGCGCTCCACTGGTTACGAATGCGCAAGCGAAGTTCATCGTTGCTTTCTTTGTCTGCGCCTGCGGCCAAAAGCCATTCAGCTGGATTGGTTGCGGCGGCAATGCCACTGATTGCTGTAGGTAAAATGTGGTAGTAACCTTCGCCAAGGTTGTAGGCTGCGCCTTCATTTTCCGCTTCCACTTCGGCCATGACCATGGTTTGGTTTTCTTCCAGCACGGTATCGGCCAACACGCGAACACGGTAGATGTTGCCGTTAATCGGTTCGGTTTGTACCCAAGTGTCTTTGGGGATGACCAACGCTGGCCCTTTTGCGGCAGCACGCTGAAAGGCGATCACTCCTTTGGCTTTGGTTGCACCTTTGCGCTCTAACTTGCATTGCCATGCCAATAAATCAAGCCATTGGTCTACGGCGGTTGCGACGAACATATTCGGCAACACGTAACCGACCAAAAGGGTCATGATGATCCAAACGGTGACTTTGGTGACTGCAGACTCAATCAAGCGCCAGAATGGCGAGAAAGGGGAATCATTGGATATGATGCAACCTTCTTTTTCCATTTCCTCTTTCAGCACTTTTTTCCAGCCTGTTTCATCGGTTGGAATGCCGGATTGTTTGACCAGTTCTGAGTAGTCTGGTTTTGGAATGTCAGCCATTGACTATCTCCACATTAAGATCGCCAAAGTCGATGGTTTTGGCGAATATGTAAATGGTGCCTTGCTTTGGTTCTTCTAAACGTACCGTGCCAGGTACTAGGCGCGTATCTTCTTCAACTAACAGTTCGAGCTTGGTGCGAATGTCCGCTTTCTTTGATGGGCTTCGCTCTGCGATGAGGTCAACCGCTAAGTTGCTCTCAATGATGGCGTGTTTGATGTCTTGGGCGATCACCGCTCGGTCTTGAATCAAGATAGGGTTTCGACCTGCATCGAGCACCACGTCGCCGTTCTCAATCAAAATATCTTGGTACTTGTATTCCGCCATTAGCCTGCCGCCATCATCATTTCGCTCTCAAAATCGGAGACGTTGTTCATGTAGGTTGGGTAGATGGCTACCCCGCCATAGTTGGTTGAACTGGTTTGATAGTTGGCGATGCTTTTCGCCGCGCCGCCCGGCTGCACTTGCAGCGTTGGGGTTGCGCTTTGTATAGATTTGGATTTGAGCTCGAGTTCGTCGCCGTTGCCGAATCCGGGTATCCAGTCGGTCAGGCTTTTGACGGTTTCCCAAATGCCGTTGAGCTTTTCGTAAATCCAGTTAAATACACTGCTGAACACGTTACGCAGGTTGTCGGCCATCTGGCCGATAAAGGCAAAGCCGCTGGTGTCGGTAAAGCCGCTCATCACCCATTGCCAGCCTGCGGCGAGAAACTGAAATAAAGTACTAAACGCCCCAACTACAAGGGAAATTCCGGATACGATTGCAGTAAGCACATAAGAAACAAGCTGAATTACTCCGGTGATTAAATTAGAAATCACTCCAATTCCAACCACCGCCAAAACCTTCAACACTTCAAAAATCGCAACGCCAATCCATTTAAACAAAGGGAAAAGGGGCTTAACAGCTAGATATAGAAAATTAAAAGCGGCGCGAAGCATCCCAACTCCATTTTCCAATGCTTTAAACATCGAGGTGTCTCCGAACGCGGCTTTCACTCTGTCCCAATAAACGATCAACCCAATAACTGCACCAATTGCTAGGCCGATACCTGTCACGATAAGAGTTATCGGGCTCATTAAGATGCTGAACGCCCCTGCAACTACGGTAAGTAATCCACCCGCGGCAACTAGCCCCAAAACAGCCATAGCGGCATAACCCACATACTTAGTGATATTCGGTAGCAACTCTGTCCACCTAATGATTTCTAATGCGCCATCGGCCAGAGTTGAAACCACAGGCAACAGCGAAGGCAACAAAGCGGCACCAAAGGCCGTGCGTACAGCAAATACACCTTGTTCGAGGCGTTCCCACTGGTCGGTCATAGTGTGCGCCATGGTGATGGCGGTGTTGAGGTTGGCCGACTTGTTAAGCGTTTGCACACTGCTTTGCAGATCACCTGTTTTGCCAATCAAGTCGGTGATCAGCAATACTGCTTCGTCTGAGCCAAAAGCTTTCTTAATCTGGTTAATTTCAAGGGAATCGAGTTCTCCGAACTGGTTGCGCAGCTTGTTCATGATGTCGAACATCGGCAGCATTTTTCCGTTGCTGTCGGTAAAGCTGATGCCCAGCTCTTTTTGCGCTTTCACCACGCCACCCAAGAACGCCTTATAACGGGTACCCGCTTCGCTGCCCGACATCGAGCCCTGCAATAAACCGAGCACGGCCATCTGTTCTTCAATGGCGATGCCATGCGTTTTACCCAGTGCGCCTACGCCTTTGAAGGCATCCGACATGCCTTGGCCTGTGGTTTTGAACATTTCCACAGATTTGGCGGTCATGCCTGCAATGCGCTCCGCCCAGTTATCTTTACCTATCAGGTCGGCTTGGTCTTTGAATACCGAATACATGGTACCCATGTAGTTGGTAATGGTGGCGGTGTCTGCCTTTGTTGCTGCGGCAAGAATGGCAGAACTGCGGGTGATTCCTGCAAGTTCGTTGCCTGTCATCTCGCCCATTGCGGATTTGATGTCGTAAGAAGCCGCAACAAATTCCGTGGCAGATTTGCCATACTCAACCGAGAACTGCATCGCTGTCTGGGCAAGTGTTTTTAGCTGGTCATCGGCCACGCCCAGCGATTTCACTTCACCCAGCTTTCGATCCATTTCGATGGCAGGCATTAACGCCTGTTGCAGAGTATATCCAGCTCCCACCATGCCAGCGGCACCCGCCATCATCGTATGGGTACCCTTACGGTAGGTATTGGTCACATCATTTAGCTGACGCTGAATTTTCCCCAGCGGTGCGCTGATTTGGTCTACAAGTCCAACAGTGAATCGAAGTGCTTCTGGTAACATGCTTTATCCGCTGAATGCTTTGGCAACGCCGTTGGCGGTGGCCGTGGTCAGGTTTTCCCAGTGTTTCTTTTCGAGCCAAACGGCTCTGGCAAGGCTGGTTTCGTCATCTGGCTCATTTGGCAACCACTTGCGTCGCCAAATGAGCATTTGTTCCAGCTCGTTGCTTTCGATGCCCTGAATCAGGGCATCTATTTTTTTACTTTGATCTGCAGTTTAGGCGTGTACTCTTTAAGCACTTCACTTGTGATTTGCATCGCTGCACCGGGGTTCTCTTTGGTGATGTCTCGCAGTGCGTCTTTACTCTCTTCATCCACAATGCTCATGACAAAGTTGTGTGAAGCGTTGACCAAATCCCCTTGGGCAACTTCTGTCATGTATTCGCCGTAATCGGCTTCTGTCGGGGTAAAGCTCAGGTCGATATTGCCAATGGTGAGTACGATGGTTTTCATTGTGCTGTTTCCTTTTTGGGTTCGTGCTTGGCACGCCATTTCAAATAGTCTTCAATTTGTTGGTTGCAGTCGGTAAGTGCTTTTTTCATCCTTGGGATGTCTTCGCTCACCACTTCAGGCCACGTTCCCTGCACTTGTGGTTTGTTGCAGGGGTAAAGCATGCCCGCCGGAGGTAACTGGATAATCACCTGCGTGGACTGAGTATCATCAATACGGTTCGCGCAACCGCTGAGTAACAGCATCAGGAATGTGGCATTCAATGCCTGCCATTTGCGCTTTAAGCTGTGCGATGTGTTCACGCAGTGTCGCCTCGCTTTGGTTTCGTTCCTGTTGCCTTTTCACCATCAACGCGTTGTGCTCTGCGGCCTCTCCTTTCAGGGTGGCGATGGTTGTCAGGTTGTTTTGGTTGTCGGTTTGCGCTTTGCTGAGCTTTTGGGTCAGCGTGTTCTTTTCCGCTTGGCTGGCTTTGAGCTGTAACCCTAAAACTAGGATGGTGAGCAACAAGACAGCCAAGCCGATCGCTTTAATCCAGTTCCATGCAGCGTTCATATTCCAGATCCCGTCGAATGATTAATCCCGGCTGTTTCACTCCGCCGCCATACACCCAGCGTGTTAGCTGCTTGCAGGCTTGCTCAAACTGGCCCGTTTTGGCGAAGCGGTATATTTGGGTTTCCGTTCGGTTGCGGTTGTGCATAAATCGAGGGCACCCAGTATTGAATACAAAGGAGGTCAGCGCATCGAACTGGCCCTGCGTCATGGGTTTCCCCGATTGACGCTCGGCAGCTTCTACGCACTGCTGTGCCTCCTGTAGGTTCTTTACCCAGTCTTTCGCCACTTGTTCTAAGGTGATCGGGGCTTTTGGCACATCGTGAGTATTGCCGACGCCGTTGGTGATTAACCCAGACGGGCAGGTGTACGGGTCTAATCGGCACCCTTCTGCGTTGCCTGTGATTTCCAGCCCCTTTGGACTCATGCGCAGCTCACCGAGGGTTTGCCCTTCAATGACCACATTGCCGACGGGTTTGACAAACTCATCGCCATAAATGGCGGTTCCTCCGGTGATAAGGCCGATCACCGCAGCAACTGAGCAGAGAATTTTGTTAGCCATCTTCATTGAGATAGATTCCTTTTTCCTGTGCGATTTTCTGCATCGCGCGTTTGTGCCAAATGTTGGCAATCAGTGCGGAGACCCCAACAAAGATGGAGACCCACTGCTCAATACTCAGGTAACCCAAAAACACACCAATTCCCGACATGAGATAGGCAATGTACGAGGTTCCTTTTTCAAACCACTCGTGAAACCATTGACTCATTAGCCCTCCATTTCGGCTTGGCATTGGGTGCAGTATTGACACCCGGTTATGCTTTTTTGCCGTGCTTTAGGTATTGGGTCGTCACATTCCAAGCAGTGCGTTCGGCTTTGTGGTTTGGCCGTTTGCACTCGCCTTGCTCTGTGGTTGGCAATCGCCATTTCAGTGAATTGGGTTTCAGTACCACTGGCGCGGTCGATAACATCTGGCATCATGCCCCCTGTTCGTTGAGCGAATCGCTATTGGACCAAGTCTTCGATTTCATCACGGCGCAAGTAAGGTGTGCCGTTGATGCTTACGAAATCTGGGCTGGTCACTTCAAAAGGCAGTTTGTGTAACAAGGCACTGCCGCCATTGGTGTCGATATCCAGTAAGTCAGAGATTTTGATACGACAACCAAAGGCTTCGACTTTCAGCTCGTCTTTATCAATCTTGCCGAAGAACAGGGCGTCAAATGCTGGCAGGCCACGCCAAGAACCGGCTTGTTTGGCCGCTTTACTCAGCACGTTGAACTGCTGGGTGGTGAGTTCCATTTCGCCGCTGGCTTCGACATCGCCATCCACCCAACCATCTGGCACACCAGATGATTTGTTCACTGCGGAATTGTCGGTAATGGATAACGTCACCTTTTGCGCTTTGAGCTTGTAGTCACCCAAAGAGAAATGCATGTTTTTACCTGAAATGCGCATGCTCATGGTTTACGCCTCCGAGTCTGCAGGGTTGGAAAGGTCTAGCGCGATATTGACCACGATTTGTTTCGGGCAGTTGTGCGGGCGAACCATCAAACCGATCGTCACTTTGGTTTTGGTCATCCACTGGATGGTGACGTCGCCATCTTCTGGCGGCATGATTTCACCAGGGAAAGTGATGCCGCCAATTTCCATGGTTTTCGACATGTCACGCATGTCTTTGCGGAAATAGGCTCGGTTTAGCTCAATGCTTGGTGGCGTTGAGTTGAGGATGCGGTCAGCAATGCGGCGAATCGCTTTAATGCGCACGCGGCGGTTCAGTTTGTGCACTGGGCGAACGTATTCTAAGTACTGGTAATCGCCGCCTTTGGCTTCGAGCGTGGTGGCGTCTGTCCAGTAAATGCCTTCTAAATCGGCGTACCATTGCTGCAACGAGTAGCGCGCTTCGGCCAAGGTGGCGACGGTGCTCATTTCCAGCGGTTCGCCTGCGCTGTCTACTGGCTCATCGCCCAAACCAAGCACGTTGCCTGTTGCTACGCGCATCGGGCTGTCTGCCACGGTGACGGCGCGGTCGCACAAGCGGCCACCTAATACGCCAAGGTTATTGCCGTTTAACTGCGGGACGGGCGTAACCAGATTGGCGGCAACGTCTTTCACCAAGTTGATCATGGCGGTTTCGTACTGCGCCCATGTCTGGGTTTCAGCATCAATGCCCGGACACGCGGCAAGGAAGAATACCCAGCGGCCTAGTTTACTGGTGAGCTCCGTTGCCTTGGCCTGCATGGCGTCAAACTCGGCCTTGTCGGTGACGACATCACAAAGGCAAATCCCTTCGAATGAATCGGTACGGTTGGCGATGTCTACTGCTTGCTGCCATGTATCGCCTTCGGCTAAGCCGAAGATGGCCGCCGTCCAGTTTTGTTTGCCGTTGAGCTGAGCGGCGATAACGTTGGCACCGAGTGCATCATCGGCGACGACTTTCGCAAGGTCGGTCATGTTGTTGATGCGGGTGACCTGGCCTTGCAGTTCGGCTTTGTCGGTGCGCCCGATGTAGAGCAAGTGGCGTTCAATCTCGGGAATGCCGCCTTGTCCTAAATTGAGGTTGTTTACCTCTACCTTTCCGGTTGCCATGTTAATTCCTTACTCTAAGGTTTACTTTTTAGTTCGCGCTTTCTCTATGGTCTTGATAGCGCGTTGTCTGACTTTGTCTTTTTTACTGCCAAAGAAGCGGCGCTCTTCGTATTTCACGTCCCAACTGCTTTTTCCTTTGGGATCGCCAGTTCTGAGCATTCGGATAATCAAGCCCGCTTGCCCAAGCGTTAACCGCTTGCGAATGTTTCTAACACTTGGTTTGTTCCAGCCTTTGCCGTCTTTACGTCGGATCCGATAACCTAACCGCCTTAATGCAATCGCCTGAGCCTTGGTGCACTCTGCGTCGTAATCTGGTTGGCCTCTTTGCTTTCTTGCCTTTTCCGCGGTCATTTTCTCGGTGAAACCAAAGTTATGAACCGCCGCTTTTTTCGCCTTGAGTTTGTTTTGCCACGACAAATCCAGATATGTATTGTTATGCTTTACATAGGGTTCCATGCCATCCGAAAAGCCCTTGAGCGATTCTTGCTTACTGCCGTTTCTTCGCGGCTTAAACTTCACGTTGTTAACGTCTTTTTGTCTTTTGAGGCGGCTTTTTGTTGCGCGACCTTCCCAGCGGCCAAGGTCTTTGAGAATCCAACGGCGTCTTGAGCTTGTCAGAGTTAGCGCACTTAACGCTTGCTGTGTGCTCAACAGCCCTTGATGGTCAATGCTAATGTCCATGATTCATCTCATACTCTTCGGCAACATCAATAGGCACTGCTTGCACTCGGTACTTTTGGTTTCGCCAGGTAATCATTCCTTGTTCGTCTGGAATCATTTCAATTGGCTCAATCATTTCGATCTCAATCAGTACGTCTGCCGCTTCACTGCTAACAACATCCACGGTCAGCTCTGGGTCTGGCAAATCGTACGTATCTCGCTCGGAGTCGTAATCCGTTAGCCAGCACGCTATCAGTGCAAAAATGTTGCGTGGGTCTAGCTTGCGATGCGGAAACTCTTCAATGGAGATCACCGCCTCATAACGCCAGTAGGCCGCGATATGCCCACCGTTGCCTCTATCTTCCCCATCAACCTGGATGGCGGCGCGTTCCTGCCAAGCATCAATTTTGTTATCGAGCACGTTGCTGTTTAAATGGCTGACAATGTACTCGGTCAGGTGCTCCAGCTTGGTTTTGTTGTAGGCTGTTTCGCTCATATTGAGTCAATCCCGTTGGCGCTGCGCCCGAGTAGCTGACGCACGTCTTTGTTGCTTTGGGTTAAAAAACGCGCTTCTTGTTCTGGTTCATCGGTGGCCACACTTTCGCCTTCTTTTCGGCGGTCTTGCGTAGCGAACTCTTTGAGCAGTTCTGCATGCGCTCGGCCATACACGGCTCGTTTGTAGAGCATGGTTTGTGCGTTGTTTAACACTGGCGGTTTGCCATCGCTCAACAGCTTCGCCAGTCGCTGTTGAATGTTCATCGCTGCGATGGTGACGGCCACGGCTAAGGAATCGTTATCGAACGTGTGCGGAATTCGGCGCAGGCTACGAAACTCTTCGGTGGATAAATCCACCCACCCTTCGCCTGCAATGGCAGTGTTTTCTGCACTGTTAACTTTTCCGCCAAAGCTCATCGCAATTCCTCTTGAATAAATGCGCCTCTAGCCACTGGGTCGACGGTATAGCAATGAACCACGCAGGTTATTGCAACCTCGCCAGCCGAGGCGCGGCGGCGTAGGAGTCTTACAAATTCTTGCCTTCTCGCAGCGCGTTTAGGCGCATGTCGATTTGGTCGATTTTGGTTTTTACACCGATTTTGTTGTACTTCTCATGGGCTATGAGCAGCAGCGCTTTGGCTTTTTCTAGGCGCTCGATGTCGCCCACTTGGCTTGGCTGCGGAGCGCCTTTGTCGTTCAGCAACATGCCGTAGCCTGCGAACTTGTACCACTTGGCCTCTAGCTTCTCTGGCAGCTTCCACTCTTTGTCGATTTTCTCGAACACGGTGGAGAAGTACGGCTCTACCGATTGGCCGTTGGCGAGTTGGGCCTCTGCCCATTCGAGCACGAAGTCGCCACACACCACGGCCCACGATGAGCGTTTAAAGTTTTCAGGGGTTGGTAAGCCCAGCTCAATGGCTTTGAACAGCCATTCCACGGCGGTGTCTACTTGGCCCACATCGAACAGCCAGATGATCAGGTCTGTAAAGATGGGGTTTTGGTAGTTCTCCCCAGCTTCGAGATACGCTTCCACAACGGGCTTGTATTTCGGGATCAACACTTCACGTTTGTGGTTCACCCTCTCTGCGATTTGCACTAACCCTTTGAGCGCGAGTTTGTCTTGCTCGAATTCGACTAAGCGCAGGTGCAGGCTGTCTAGCGTGGCGGCGGTGGCGACAGTGGCTTCACGCGCTGCAACCACCGTTGCCAGAATCTGTTCTCGTTGCTTTTTGAGTGGGCTTACCATTCGCTACCCCTTACGCTGCTTCTGCGATGGTGACGTTTTCGATGGCGGCGAACTTGTTCATGTTGCCGACGGCGTAACCTTCCATGCGGATATGGTTCTGCTTGTAGCAAAGCTCGTCTTCATCGTTCACCTGGCGGCGCCACTGCGTGCCTTCCTGCGTGAGGACTTGCAGGTTCTTCGCTGTCGTCACCCAAATCTGGTTAGCAGGGAAGAAAGAAGGCGTCATTGCTTTGCGGCCTGCGATGGTTTTCGCCAATTGCTGCGCGGCTTTGTGCTCGGTTGGCGTGTTCGCCGATTCGAGTAGTCGGTGCTGTTCAGCGGCGACAAGGTTGTGACCAACCAACACGATAAGATCAGGGTCTTCACGGTGCTCTGGCGCAATGGTGGTGTTGATGAGGTCTTGAACAAGAGAGTCGAGGTTCTTGTAAGAATCCGCGGCAGCGCCTGTTGGGTCCAGAGTCGCAGACGCCAATACTTGGCCTGCCTTTTTCTCTTTCACGATGGTGAGCCAACCTTTGTTGACGTCTTGCCCTAGTGGGTTCGCTACTGGGTCGGTTTTCTCTGCGATAGATGTACCGTTAAAGCCAATGCGCAAGATATCGCGAGCAAAACGCATAGAAATCGCGTTTTTCATCATCTTCAACCATTCATCTTTGGATCCAGAGTTCGCCCATTGCGTCATGGTTTCCCACAAGATGCGTGCACCAGAGTCGGTTTTCACTAGCTCGTAGGTGTTGCCATCTTGGCCAACATCCACGCTAAAACGCTTGGTGTTGTCGCGGCCCGTTGAAAGACCATCGCTACCGACATCGATAACCTGACCTTTGATTTGCTGCACAGGCAACATAGAGATCATCGCCAAAAAGGCATCCGACATCATAATGGCTTGGCGTAGCTTGGTTTCCATCGGTGGCGTGACGTTGAACATCTTCGCGCCTTCCGGCGCACTTGCGGCTTCAACTACTGCGGAGGTGAACTCTTGCAAATACTTTGTTGATACAGCGTTTAACATTAAAACACCTCCATTTTTGAAGCGTTGCCAGACTCATCCGCACCCTGATCTGCTGGGCCTTGCTGGCTGAGTTGGTTGAACTTGGTTTCTAGTTCGCTTTGCTTGTTGGCGATGCCGTCTAGCTTGTCGGTCAGTTGGCTGAATTGTTCGGCTGTCATGCCGTTCTGGTTCTTGCCATCATCTTCGCCTTCAACACCTTCGGCATTTGGCTTTTGCTGAACTGAAAAAGCGTTTAGCTTTTCTTCCAGCTCGCCTTGCTTAGTGCTTACCGTGCCAATGGCACTCATCACTTGGTTGAACTGCTCTTGGTTCATGGGTTCTTCTTCCTCTGGCTGAGGTTTGCTTGGTGTTTCTGGCTCTTCGCCAGAGATAAAACTGCGCAAGGCGGAGAAAAGGCGATCTGTACGGCTGAAGCAATTCTCCAAGTGGAGCTCTTCGAGCGCGTCCGATTCAATTGCCGTTTCTTCGCCGTGGCGGCGTGAGAACTTGAGTTGCGTTGTACCTGTGGAGGCTGGGGAGTCAGTCACAGCTAGGCCCATTAAATAGCAACGCCCCTCGCCCTTGTAATCGGGATTCGGTTCAATCGAGGTAAACAGCTTTTGGCCTTCTTGGTTGGCATCCAATAGGTATTGGTTTGGCGTGATTTTGGCAAACAGGCGGAGTTTGTCGTCTAGCACTTCGGCTTTGAGTTCTTCTACTACGCCCCAGTTTTTACCTTCAAATGGCCCCCAAGAGCTGCGCCAGTGTTCTGGCCAGATTAAGGCGGTGTATTCATCTTTTGCATACAGTGAGGCCATGTCGTTGATCCACGACTTGGTGATTTTGCGCCCGTCTACGGTGCTGCCTTCGGTGGCGATGACTACCCAATCACTGGTTTTTGGCATGGGATGAACACTCTTTTTAATGCGTTAATTCGTTGATGTGTGGCAACCATACGCCGAACTTTTAGGGCTTTCAGCAAGTTGTGTTCGGGCTGATTCGGATTTAGGTGCTTTTCCGAATCTTTCCGAATTTTTCTATGAGAATCATGGTGTTTTGGCGGCGTATGATTCAGCCATGGCATATTCTCCCGAAATCCGACAAGCCGCCCGAGCCCTCTATTTGAAGGCATGGACGCCACGCGAAATCGCTGACGAACTGAACCTAAACAGTGACCGAATCATCTATTACTGGGCGGATAAGTTTGGCTGGCGCGATATGTTGCGTGAACAAACGATTGATGAAGCTATCGCGAATCGTATTCAAACCTTGCTTGAGATAGAGAACCCAAGTAAGCCGCAATTGGATATGCTCGATCGGCTGATTGAGCATCATGTCAAACTTAAGAAGTTACGCGCGAAACCTGCCAAACCCGATCACAACGGTGGTGAGGTTTCGGCTCAAAGTGGTAAACAAACTTCCCGTTCTGGGCACAAAACAGAGCAAAGTGGTCAACAAAACGCTGATGGTGGTCAATCTTCCGCGCCGAGTGGTAAAAAGCGTAAGAAGGTGAAAAACGACGTAAGCGAGATCACGGAAGAATGCTTTAAGCTCTGGCACGACTCGCTGTTTGAATACCAAGTGGTTATGCGTAATAACTTGCATCAGCGTATTCGAAACATTCTTAAATCGCGCCAAGTAGGGGCAACTTACTATTTCAGTGGCGAAGCGCTAGAGAATGCGATTCTCACTGGCGACAACCAGATTTTCCTCTCTGCTTCACGCGCTCAGGCCGAAGTGTTCCGCCGCTATATTGTTTCGCTCGCCAAAGAGTTTTTGGGGCTGGAACTTTCCGGCAACCCGATGACGCTTTCTAATGGCGCTGAGCTGCATTTCCTGTCTACCAATGGCAAAACAGCGCAGAGTTACCACGGCCATGTGTATGTGGATGAGTATTTCTGGATCGGCAAGTTTGACGAGCTGAACAAAGTCGCCTCAGCGATGGCCACGCATAAGAAGTGGCGCAAGACGTACTTTTCCACCCCTTCAACCAAAATGCACCCCGCTTACCCGTTCTGGACTGGGGACAAATGGCGCGATGGCAGCGAACGACGCAAGAACATCGAGTTCCCAACGTTTGATGAACTGCGCGATGGCGGTCGCCTTTGCCCGGATAAGCAGTGGCGTTATGTGGTCACGATTGAAGATGCCGCCAAGGGTGGCTGTGACCTGTTCGACATCGACGAGCTGCGCGAAGAGTACAACGAAACCGATTTCAACAACTTGTTTATGTGCATCTTTGTTGATGGTGCCAGCTCGATATTTGAGTTTAACAAGATTCAGAAATGCATGGTCGATACGGCAATTTGGCAGGATTACTCGCCAAGCGCAGAGCGACCATTTGGCAACCGTGAAGTTTGGCTGGGCTATGACCCATCGCGAACGCGAGACAATGCAGTGCTGATGGTGGTTGCCCCGCCAATTGTGGCAGCGGAAAAGTTCCGTGTACTTGAGAAACACACCTGGCGCGGTTTGGCGTTTCAGCATCAGGCGGCGGAAATCAGCAAGGTGTTTCTGCGCTTTAACGTGACGTATTTAGGCATTGACGTGACAGGCATTGGTGCAGGGGTTTACGACTTACTCAAGGACACGCACCCGCGCGAAGTGGTGCCGATTCACTACTCCCCCGACAACAAGAACCGTTTGGTGATGAAGATGATCGACGTCATTGACGGTAACCGCCTGCAGTTTGATGCGGGCATGAAAGAAACCGCCATGGCCTTCATGGCGATTAAACGCACTTCAACCAACAGTGGCAACAACATGACATTTAAAGCGGAGCGCAGCGAGCTGGCTGGCCACGCTGACGATTTTTGGGCGCTCTCACACGCTCTAATTAATGAGCCACTGAACCACACCACCAAACGCAAATCACGCTGGGTATTCGCCAGCGAACAAGGGCAGTTAGCAGCATGACAGAGCAATTAACCCAATTGAAAGCAGAGGCCAGTGAAAGCAAATCGGTATACAGCTTTGACCCGAACCCGGAGCCCGTTGATACCAATAGCTGGATGACGCGTTACTGTGAACTGGTTTACAACGATTTTGACGATTAATGGGAGCCGCCTATTTCACTGAAAGGCTTGGCGGATATTGCCAACGCGAACGGGTATCACGGTTCACTGCTTAAGGCTCGGGCTAACTATGTGGCGGCGCGATTCCTTTCCGGTGGTGGGATGCAGATGTACAAAATGAATAACGCCTGTTGGGATTACTTCGGCCTTGGTATGGCAGCGTTTGTGAAGATTCGCAGCTATATGAAGAATGTGATCGCCCTTGAGCCACTACCCATGATGCATATGCGCAAGCGTAAGAACGGCGATTTTGTGCAGTTGCTGCGCGACAACAAGCAGAAGACGTTCAAAGCGAAGGATGTGATTTTCATCCCTCAGTATGACCCGCAGCAGCAGATATACGGCTTACCGGATTATTTGGGTAGTATTCAAAGCTGCCTACTTAACCGCGACGCGACGCTGTTTCGCCGCCGTTATTACCTGAACGGTGCGCATATGGGGTTTATTTTCTACTCAACCGACCCGAACTTGAGTGAAGAAGATGAAGAGGCACTGAAAAACAAGATCGCCAGCTCGAAAGGGATTGGTAACTTCCGCAGTATGTTTGTGAACATCCCGAACGGGAAAGAGAAAGGCATTCAACTGATACCCGTTGGCGACATTGCTACCAAAGATGAGTTTGAGCGCATTAAGAACATCACAGCCCAAGACATCGTTGTTGGGCATCGCTGGCACAGTGGCATGGGAGGCATAGCGCCCCAGCAAGGCACAAGCCTGCCAGACCCTATAAAGGTTATTCAAGTTTAAGATAAGTGTGAGGTAATCCCCGTCTGCAAAAGTATCGCTGACGCCGTGAATAATGATCCTGAAATTCCAAAACATTTACACTTTAATTTTGATTTTGATATCAGCGCAATTGGTTGATGACTAGATATGGCTGAACTGTATAAGATTGAATCTTGCAGTGAAGAGGCGGCACGCAAAATTGGTCGCTGTATTTTTGGCAATGGTGGCCGTTGCGTTGTAGCGGGGAATGCGGTGATTACTGATCACCCGTTTTCTGTGAATGATGTTGATGCACTCTTCCCTTTGATAGCAAGAACTAGCGACAACCTCTCAACGTGGGATTACCAAGCGTTCAACAATAGATAACTGTACAAAAACCCAGCTTATTGTCGTATTATTTAAGCGTCAGTCAGTAAGCTAGGTGTTATTTATGAGAGTGTTTTGCTCCGAGTGCGGCCACCGCGCGTATATCCAAAAAACCAATCGATTAACAAACAGCCACGCTGATTTGTATTGCAGTTGTGGTGACCCGGTATGCGGCCATACTTTTGTGATGAATTTGTCTTACAGCCATACGCTGAGCCCTTCGGCCAAAACAACCAGCCAAATGGCGTTTGAGCTGTGCAAAGCGTTGCCGCCAGAAACACGGCAACAGCTTAAACAACAGCTCAGTATGTTGTGATTATTTGATAACAAAGGCTGGGTTTTCTACTTCAGAAGCCATCTTGATGATACTCAAGATGGCTTTTTGCTTTTCTGAGTCTATTTGGCCTTTTGTGTCAGCCAATATCAGCCCCGCAAGGTAAATACCTGCTTGGTAGGTTGTGGGGGTTGCATCGCTGGCTGCGACACCGTCAATAATGATTTCTAGGGCTGTTTTCGTGATGTCCGTGTCACATTTTTGAATACTGCCGATTGGTTTTAATTCAGACATTTAGCCTCCTAACTGACGAAACCACTGTATATTAATACAGTGGTTTTGTTCTAACAATTTTATTATTGGTATTTTTGTTACCTATACTTGATGTGTATCACCGTTTTGGCATGTAGATACTATTCAGATTTCATAAGCAATAAATTGATTTAGGCTGGCATTCGATAAAGCCTGCCCACAGTTGGCATAAGTTACTGATTGAATTAGCCATATTTGGCTAGCGTGGGGAGCGTATGCCTAAGTCTTTACATCAGATAGACCCTATCATGCAGTTTTTCACTCAGGAGCGTATGCGCCAACGCAAAACGCAGCAGGAACTGAGTGCGGCTTCCGGTATTAATTTGCGGATGCTTCAACGGCTTGAGCAAGGTGAGCGAGTGGTTGATATTGTTCAAATTCGTAAGCTTTGTATGGCGTTGGATGTGACGGTGAGTCATTTGATTTTGCATGGCGCTGTGCAATCGGCAGACGGTAAGCACGTTGCGTCGCTTCCGATCGCTATCCGTCATTGTCTTATTGAGTTGATTAATGCCATTCATGATGAGGTGAAAAAAAGCGCCTAGTTCAATAATGACAAAAGCGCCCGAAGGCGCTTGTTCATGTCGATATTCTCTTTTTAATGGGCTTCTGTTATTTGGTAACACAAGCTGTTCAAGAAACAACTTTTCCCATTTCTCTCGATGGCGTACCACTCTGGCTGTGCCAAATGCTTGGGTAATTTCACTCGTTCTTTGGTGCTGCCGTTTACGTCGATGCTTTCTGCGATCACTTCTGTTGGCTTGGGTAGCACTTTGAATGTGAAATTTACCTCTGGGAACTCGACGACTTCGCAGCCTAAATCGAGTTCACCACTTGGTTGATGTGCATGGTAGGTTTTGCCGACTTGTAGTTGCATGGTGGCTTCTCCTATGGTTCTACGTAGTTGGTTGCATTATTCCCTTGCGGCATCTGCACTTTGAATAGGCTACGCAGTTTTCACTATGGCCGCATTTCATGCTGCACGCGCATAAGCAAATGTGCTCGCCGTTATCATCGAGTTGCTTTTCTTCTGCAAGGGTTCTGTTCATAAGATCAAGCATTAAAAACTGCTTATCTATTTGTGATAGATGAAAGCTGAAACATCTAAAGTTGGCGAGGATATGAATCGCAATCACACTTGTATCAACAAATTGATTTTTCAAGCTTACAGATGAGCAAAGCAAGTTGATCATGAACAACTTTCTGCCGTCTTTTGTTGACCATTCCGAATCTGGAACCTTAATATCTTTTTTTAAGAGCCCGTTTTTTGCTTGAAACGTTAAGTCATTGTCATCACTGGCATGATGAATCAAATCACACATTACATCGATACACTTATCAACTTGTCCGTGGTGCATATGCATCAACTCTTGTTGAGTGCTATAGCTGTGTATTCTTCTCATTGCCCTATCTCCACAACGTTGGCTTGGGTAGCACTTTGAATGTGAAATTGACCTCTGGGAACTCGACCACTTCGCAGCCTAAATCGAGTTCACCGCTTGGCTGATGTGCATGGTAGGTTTTGCCGACTTGTAGTTGCATGGTGGCTTCTCCTAATTCACGCGGATAGCGAACACCTTCACAGGATCACTGCCAAAGTGTTTATGTGTAATGGTTTGAACTTCGTAGCCTTTGTATTGGCGCTCAAGGATTCGCGAAATGTCATCTCTCTTCGGATAACCAAGAGTCAATCGAATGTTCGCGTAATCTCGGCCTTCTAACCGTTTTCTCCAATAATCGTTGTAAAGGCGATATTCAAATTTTTTGCAGCCACTTTCGATATCTCTGAAATATTCCGTCTTTAGGGCTAGATGTAACGTGCTGGTCATTGGCCTATCTCCCCACTTTGGTTAATACGCCAAACATAATGGCGGCTTGCTGTTTGACCGCTATGCGATTTTCAACGCGAGACATTAGATTCTTAACAACAAGGAGTTTTTCAAAATCGTTCAACGCTCCATTTCCTGCCAAGGTTTCTAGCCTCTCTTCCAATGCACCCAAAACAACATCTATGGTTTCTTGGTCAAGTTCTGTGTCGTGATTCATTTGTTTCTCCTACTCTAATGGCCAGTCGTTCTCTTCCATCATGGCTTGGTACTCAGACCACGATTTCTTGGCTGGCACTTCGCCACCAAAGAACGGCAAGTTGGGTTGTTGATGTTCTGGGGCTTCTGGTTCTGCGAAAACCTTGTCCCAGCCTTTGAAATTGAGCCAGCGCAGGTCTTCCGCTTCTCTGCGAACCTCGGCTAAACGCGCTGGCCTGATAACGTTGCCGTGCTCGTCTACCTCCGCGGGGCGGATTTCGAGGCTGGTTTCATCATCTATTCGTAAACTGCTGCCTTTTAACAGGGCGGATATGGCCATTTCTTCATCAAAATGATCCTTTCCAAATCCTCTTACCCTGTCGGGTTGCAATAATTTGGTTAGCTGAGTGCTGATCTGTACCTTTTGCTGCCGCGTACAGTTATTGACAGAACTCCGAGAGGCGGCAGAGCCGCCAAAATCGGTCGCTTCGCTCCCAGAGCCGATCGCTTCCGCTTCATCTGTCTCTTTGTCTTTCTGCTTAATTGTCCATACCTTGAGGCGTGTTTTGATGGATACGCCTGCGGCGTCAAACCCTTCTAACTTGCGAACTTCATCGCCATGTGGGCCAGCGAATGGCAGCACTTCGTATGTGTTGGTGATCAGCAATTCATCGCGACGCACAAACGGGCCACCTTGTCCCATCACGTAATCACGCCACTTGCCTTGGTCGGCGGCTTTCATCACTTCGGTGACGGTGCCGTTTACGTGGTCTAGCTCCGCTTGGTAAACCTGCGAAAGCAAAACAAACAGGTACTTGCTGTTGTATTTCTTGTTTGCACGAACCAGCTCCACCGGAATGGGCGGGCCAACTAGCTTTCTGCCTGAACGAATGTCCATCTCTTCATAAATGCTGAGCAATTCCTGATAGTTGAGTTGAGTGAGGTAGTCGTTAAAGCTGGCTCTGTCGTTATTGGCAAAGCGGCGCAGTTCTCGATATGTGGTGACGGGAGCGCCACCAAAGAACTGGTATTGGCGCACGTTCCAGCGGCTTTTCCATGCTGAAACGTTTTTCGCCATTTCTTTCACTGGCTTGCCTGTTTCGTCTGAGAATTCGTCATCCATCGCGTAGCCGTCGATGTTTTTAGAAATGTATTTGGCGATGTAGCCTGTGGCGGTGCCTATGGCTGGGTCTATCAAGCCAAAATCACAACGTGGGCGGTAATCCATTGGGCCAACATAGGCGCATTTGCGAAACGGCTTTTGCTTTTCTTTTTCGAACTCTGGGTGCAACTCGCCTCTGTCTTCTTGCGTAGCGTAAGTGATGAAGATGTTGCGCACTGCCGAAACATCTTCCGGTTTTACCCAAATGAGCAAATGCCAGTGTGGTGTGCCATCGTGATGTGGCTCGGCCACACGAACGCCAAACCAGCGGATCTCATCCCTGCCCAGTTTGGCACGAATGCGCGACCAAACGTTGTTTAGGTAATCTTGCGTTTCGCGTGGGCTGGCACCGTTCCAGTGCTCAATGAAGCCGCCTTTTTTGTAGCTATTGTGGTACTTGGAAGGCGCAGTCAGAGTAAGAAACAATCCTTGCAGGCCCAGCTCGTTGCCAATGTCTTCACAGCCTCGGCAACGCACCATCAGTTCGTGGCGGCGAATCGCAGGGTTAGAGACGCTTTTCAGCACCATGTCTGCGAGGTCGGCTTCTTCTCCGGTTTCTTCATCCAGCAGCACACACTGCTTGATGTATTCCCAGTTGCGCTTTTGCTGCTCTTTGTGTTCGCGAATGCAATCCCATGAGGCATACGGCGAGGCTTTGCTCGATACTTGCCCCATGGCAATGGCGAGGTGTTCGCGCATAATTTTGCGCACTTTGACTAAGCGGCCTTGCCACCACTTTTCGCTGATCATGCGTGAGATGTCTTGCAGGGCAGAAAGCGGGGTTTGCTCTTTGTACTTGCGCGGCGGCTTGATGCCGAACTGGCGCACGAACTTGGCCAGCATTTCGTGGCCTTCTACTTCCGCGCTGTATTTTTTGCCCTTCGGCATGGCTTTTTGCTTTTCTTCGAGATCAGCGTTTGAAAGCAGCTCACCAATTTGCTGAAAACGGGCATTCATGATTTGCGAAATCTTGAATGCCATTTCTTTGAGCTCATCGTTCTCTAACTCAGCAAGCAGCCTGTTTTTTACTGGCTTGCGGTTTTTCTCGGCTTTGTCGAAATCAAAGGCAAGCTGTGGCTTTTCTGGGTTGGCAAAGTCGTTTTGCTCGGTGTCAGTGTCTAGTTCTTCACTGAGCAAAGCGACCTTTTGGGTTGTCGGTAATTTTTTGTATTTGCGCAAGACCAATAGAGCGCGTTGCACCGCTGGCTCTACTTTTTGCAATAAGAAGGTGTTGCCCTCGAAACGGCCTTTTGATTGGTAAATGCTGACGTAACGGTTAACGAAGTATTTGGTTAGGTAAGCTGGTAGGCGGTTTACTTTTTCTTTGGCCCACTCGAAATCCGCTGGCGCAGCTTCAAACAGCACTCGCTCAAGTACGGTGAGGTCTTCTGGCTCGATGATGCCTTGGTAACGCCTAGTCGCAAAACAGCCTTCTTCTATCGCCTTTGGCTTTTGCGGATAAACGTGCAAGCTCCCCCAGTTTTGACAAACTAGAGAAGCTGCGCGTTTTTGCTCTGGGTTGAAACCGTATTTATCGAGGTCGAAGAGTTCGATTTCAGTCGGTTCGGTGAGTGTGTTCAAAATGGCACATCCGCATCAAACAGGAATAGATCTTCACCTTTCAATAGATGCTGCTTTCTGCGCATTTTTTTTATTTCTTTGTATACTGATAGTCGGTTTTCCAGCCTTTCTTCAGTGCGATCGAGCACGTACACCAATGGATCAGAATACTTAAACAGGTTGTTGCTAATGTTCATGCCTACTTTTTTCAAACACTCGTCTGAAAACTCTCTTTCCAGCACAACAACCGCCGCTGACAACAAGCTGATTTTGCTGGCTAACTCGCGACAGCCGATAATAGAGCTAATTTCTTCAGCCTTAATGACCATGCGTCTAAGCTGGTAAGAAAGTTTGTAGAAATCTTTAAGAGTCAGTCCCGATCGCTCCTGAACTTCTATAACTTCAACGCTGTATTTTTTACCTTTCGCGTTCAGCTTATTGATCACAACGTCCACATCATTGCCTAGAAACGTTTCCGCCCCGGCTAATGCCCAAGCCGTTAGAACTTGGCCTTTCTTTCCAAACTCGGTGAAGTAGCGATCACCAATCTTGATGACATACGCCTGCTTTACAGGCTTTGAAATGCGCTTATTCATGCTGCACTCATCCCTAGCGCCAAGCGCCAAGCGCCAAAAAGGTGAAAGCTGATCAGGCACTTTAATGCCAACGGTTTGTTTTGGTTTCACCGTGGATACTTTCGATTTTTTGCCCTTCAAGATCTTGTTCACGGCTTCCTCTAGGGTTTTGCCGCTTTGCATATGTTTGTATAAGCACATTCCGCTCACGCCGATGGCGGAAGCGATGTTTTTGATACCCTTAATGCCATTCCACTCGTGAATAGCAGTACCCGAATTGAACTTGCGCGAATCTTCCATGTAGATGGCTTCGTGCAAGGTTTTGCCGTTACGCACTCGGCCTTTGAGCGTGCCTAGTGGAATGCCGTAAGCCTTCGCGATGTTCGATAAACCTTGAATTCCGTTGTATGTGTAAACTCTCATGCTGCCTCCCTGTTTTTCACAACCTTGCCACAGCGTTTGCAGTAGCTATCTTTTGCCTTCAACGCGGCCATGCAGCATTCACACTGCAACACGCTAGCCGATACGATATGGCTTAGCCCTTTTCGGATGTCGAAACGATTTCCGTTGTCCCAGATAAACCACGCGTACTCACATGAATCGCTACCACCACCAACAAAGCGAGGGCGCGGCACGATTACTGGCACCTTTGGTGGAAAACCGATTTCAAACCAAAATGGCAAGCGGACTGCGGAACCAAGGAAGTTCACTCTCTGCAAATAAGCCATGGTTCCATTTGGTGCGAGTTCACTAAGGCTTTTGCGAATGAATTCCTCCGTCAAAGAAAATGGAGGATTGGTGATAATGATGTCTTGTTGGCCAAAATCAGTTGTTAGGTAGTCGATACCCTTTTCTATTTCAGCAAACGACTTTTGACTTTCAGGCAGATCTATTTTCTCGTAGATCGCGCCAGTGCCGTAACAAGGTTCCAAAAACTTGTCTGTTGGTCGAATCGTCAACTTAGATAGAAGTGCATCAGCCACTTCTGGCGGTGTTGGGTAAAGCTCTCTTTCAATCACTTTTCCGTTGGTTGAACTCATGGCTTACCCCTTAAATTTCGCTAGTGCTTGGTTAAACTTGTCTGCATCCATCCAAACAATGAGTGCAGTCTTTTTGTTGTCGACTAAATCCGTAGCGCCAAGCCCATCGGTTTTGAATGTGATAGTGGTGCGGCCTTTGTTGTATTTGGCCGAATCTAGGCACTGATGAAGCGCTTGAACGGTTACGTTCTCATCGCCTATTTCGTTGATCAGTTGAGTGAGTGATGCCATATCAAATCGCCTCCATCGTTGGGTAGCCGTGCAGTGGTTCGCAGTCGCGCCACCACATTTGCATGGTTGCGTTCTGGCTTGTGCTTTTGGTGCAGGCAGAAACAAAGAACAGCGCACGAATAGCGCCAAGGGCTTGGTGATGGGTCTCGTTGTCGGTGGATTGGTTGAACACGACTACCCAGAAAACCCACCATGCGGTGATAAAATCTTCTAGGCATAAGCCTTGCTCTGTGCCGTTTACGTTCACCAACATGGCGCGGGTAGAATCAAGCAACAGCATGTCGCCTTGGCTTGAGTTCTCTACGTTGAACACCCGCAAAAACTGCTCAATTTTACGAGTAGTAAAGCCCTCGCTACGCAGGCCGAATTCCAAATCTTTGCGGTAGATGGTCAGCGTGTTCATGCTTCACCTACCGCTTGTTCTGGTGCTTTTGTTTCTGCCGCTTCACGCGCTTCAATGATCAGCTCGGTCAGTTGGCTTTCAATGGAGAGAAGTTTTTCGAGTGTGTCATCTTTGCCTAGGTATACGTTTTCATTTAGCAAACGCACTTCTTTGTGACCTTCTTCGTAAACAGTGTTAGATGGATTTACGAAGACCGTTACTTCATTCGTATGGGCCATGAAGTAGGTAAACACATGCAACACATCGGTATTCGCCATGGCCAGCACATTGATGGCGTTAACGATGTCGAACACATCGCGGGTTTTAACGGCTTCAGGCAGAGCACTTATCCCAACCAATTGGCGGCACTTCTTCAGCAGCTCTGTTGTTTCCTGTTGGCGTAGCTTTGAATCTTCATTTGCCTCACGTGCAAGCGCTAACGCCTCTCGCGCTTCTTCACGAAGCGCTTTTGCTTGTTCAAGTTCTGTTTTCATCTTCTTTGCTCCTACGCTGAGACGAAAAAAAAGCCCCCCTTCCTTGCGAAAGACGGCGGGGGCAAAGTTTTGGCTGAGTTAATGGAAATCGTTTGGAGATAGGCGCTTTACGTTGCCTAGCTTGCGTTCAAATTTTTTGGTGATGGAATCTAGCTGCTCGATGCCTTTGCGCACCTTTTGCCGCTCGATGTCGTCTAGCTCATCGAACGATTTGAAGGCGCTTTGCGGGTCTAACCCGCCTGCGATACAGCACATGCCGCGCTGCTTTTCGCTAAATGCGTTGTAGATTTTGCGGATCACGCTGCGCTTGTAGCTTTTTGAAAACAGGCTTTTGGCTTTCGCGATGCTGCTTTCTGCATCTGGCACTGGGATGGTGCTTAACAGTGCATCCAGCTCTGCGCGGCTTTTCGGGCCTTGGTATGCTGGCTCGTTCACCGGCACTACTGCAGGTTGCCTTTTGATTTGCTGACGCGCTTGAATTAACGATGCGGTACTCATGATTTCTCCTTAAGCAAAGCCCGGAATTGGCGCACCGGAGGTAAGAAAATCTGAGCCCATTTGTACTAACGGCTGCAAACCTGTGGTGCGGTTTTCGAGATCATTCACCAGCAACACAAGATTGCTGATCGCGGTTTGAACTTTGGCGAGTGTTTTGCGCTTACGGCTGCGCGGCAAACGCTCTGCGGTGCACATTTGCATTGCATCACTAGAGAGTTCTCCACATAGAGAGTTGTTAAGCAGGACGCGCTCAAGAATGTTCTTTTCGTCCTGCTCTGGAATGGCCACGGTGATTAAGCCGCTATCTGCAAACAAGGTGTTGATGATGGTGTAATCACCAGAGGCTTTGCAGATAAGTAAAAGCTCGATCGGGTGCAACTGGTGCGGCTGGCTCGGGTTGAGCTTGTTGCGTAGCATGTTCCCTCTCATGCCAATCCTTTTGGCGAGCTTTTCAATGTCGTGATTGACAACGAAGTCACAACAAACAGCGTCCAAATGTTGCTGTTTGCGTCCACGAAATTCGCACATAGCGATGTCAGTATCCATGTTCGACAATCCTTATAAGAACGGTGGTATGCAAATGACTGACGCGGCAAATAAATGTAGCCACCATGGGCAACTGTTTTTTGTTGGAATCAGGGAGGAACAACGCATGGTTAACCCAACGATGCTAAGGCTTCACGAACGGCCATCTCATTCATTGCGATGAGGTTTACGAGTGGCTTGTCTCTCGGCGCTTTCTTTTCTTGGATGATGATGCGGCCTTTACGGGCGTAGTCTCGAATGGTGTCGATCTTGAGGCCAGTCATGCGCGAGTATTCTTCAAACGTCACAAATGGCACGGGTAATACTGGGTTGAATGACAACATGGTGATATCCTTTTAGGTTGTTTAACGGCATTCGTTATATTTCGGCATCTTTTGCGAGTCGTCCGAAAACGAATAAAGTATTGATCGCCATTTTCGTACAGTCAACTTATTTGAGTACGATTTTGCATTCAATCACAATTTGGAAACTGTTATGAGTACAGAAATCGCGATTTTTGATTACATCAAAGGTGAGGAATTCACAGAAAAACTTAAGAGAATCAATAACGTTGCTTCTCTTGGTGATTTATCTGAAATTTACAACGTTCCGAAAACAACGTTTAGTACTTGGAATATTCACAACAGGAACTCGTACGAATTGGTTGTCAGAACTCACTTACGTACGGGCGTACCTGTTCACGAACTCATACTTCCTGACGGATACCCTTTAGGTGAGCTGCACCCTTCTTTTTCTAAAAGCCCTGATAGCTACCCACATTCTGTTCAGGAATCAGCGCCGCTTTGGAATTCTCAGGTTCTCAACAACCCTCAACTGCAAACCGTTACTCTAAAAAGCTTTTGCTTAACAAACGGCCAGTTGATTGAAACGGGCGAGATTCCCTACCCTTTGCGCAGGGTGAATAGCTTCGGGCTAGATAGCTCGAAGGTTATTGAGGTGGAAACGAACGAGGCTATTTATCTACTGGACAAAAGCACGACAGATGCTGTCGCAGGTAAATATCTGATTGATGTTGATGGGCGATTGTCACTTAACCACGTTCAAAGATTACCAGGTAAGAAACTGGCAATCGCTTTTGGTGATAGCACGATTGAAGTATCGGAACATGATATTAAAGTGCTCGGACGCGTTGCCGTGACTTTGAAGAAAGATTGATTTTTATATTGGCTAGGAGAAAGAAAATGGATGCTACCCCAGATTTAATTTGCACTTATTTCAGTCAGCGAGGCGTTTTGTCTATTCAACAAATAACAAACGCAACGATTTTGACTGACAAGAATGATGAGCCTATACACGTTCAAGGTTGGTGCGCAAAAAGCAAATCACCAAGAACGCTGCGTGTAGACCACATCATCAATATTCACGAATCGCTTGATGATGCAGAGAGGCACTTCAAAGAGATAGTTAAAAATCTGGAAGAAAACGGCATCAAATTTGAGAAGCCAACCTCTACCCCGAATCGCTTGTCTAGCCCAAACACAATGGACGTTTGTTTTACTGGCTTCACTAAAAATGACAAAGCCGATTTAACAAAGCTGGCTGAATCTAAAGAAATGATGGTTAGGCAAAGTGTGACAAGACATTTAGATATTTTGTGTTACGGCTATAACGCAGGGCCGAAGAAACTAGAGCAGGCGCTATCTCAAGGTGTGATGATTTTAAACCGTCATCAGTTCGAGAATTTGTTAGAGACTGGCGAAGTGCCTGAGATTGTTTGATGTTTATACGTTAACAATTGCCAATAGTCATTTCAACGTAGAAGCAATTAACACTACAAGGCACAAGATGATCGGTAACCTATCGATAAAGTTATTCGCAACATCTCTAAATGCCTCTGCCCATGTAACAGAATGTTCAGGATCATTTCCCATAGTGGAGTTACCTCAGTAATGACTCATGTAGATTTAATATTACCCCAAAGCAGCAAAAATGAAATCACAACCTTTCTTGAAGCTAACCACATTCGCTTCTCTGAAAGAACGGGCTTTTCCATATCACCGTCATTTGACCAAGTGTTGCTCTTTATTGATTCACTGCCTTGGGAGTCTATTGCAGCCATTATTGTTGCTTGGATTGCTAAGAGGCCTTCTCGAAGAGTTAAATTTACTTTTGTTAACAACACCTCTATCGATGCTACCAACTATTCTACGGAGGAGCTTAAGGAGTTGTTATCCGCGCACAAACAAGTAAACCTTTTTTTGGAGGACAAAGACAACGAATGAAAACAACAATGAAGCGTTACTTAGGATAAGTCAGTGTCTATCCGCAACCTTAAAGACGGCAGCAAAAAACCTTGGCTTTGTGAGTGCTACCCACAGGGCCGAGAAGGTCGACGCGTGCGTAAAAGATTCGCCACCAAAGGTGAGGCCACCGCTTATGAAAATTTCATTATGCGTGAGGTGGATGATAAACCGTGGCTCGGCAGCAAACCAGATCACCGCAGGCTAAACGATGTGATTGAGCTTTGGTTTCAACTGCATGGTAAGAACCTGAAATCAGGCGAGAACGCGAGATACCGGATGACGCTCATCTCCAATGAGCTCAATAATCCGATCGCCTCTTTAATCACGGCTAATGAACTCGCCCACTACAGAGCGGCTCGGGTAAACAAAGGCCGAGGCCGTGAAAACAGAGAAATGGCGATCAGCTCTAACAATGGTGACCTTGGGCTGTTGAAATCGATGTTCAATCGTTTGATTGCGCTTAAAGAGTGGCACAACCCCAACCCAGTTCTAGGGATAGAGCCGATCAAGAAATCTCAAAGTGAACTCACTTTTTTAAGAGATGAACAAATTATCCGCCTTTTCGAAACCATTAAGCAAAGCTGGATGGAAGACCAACTGCGGTTGATTTATAAGATTTGTTTAGCCACTGGCGCTCGCATCAACGAGGCGGTTTTCTTGCGTGGTGAACATGTGTTCGGCAATAAAATCACGTTTGTAAACACCAAGGGTAAGCGAAATAGAACGATACCAATTTCAGAGCAGCTTTTCGCGGAGATTAACCCTACCTCAAGTGGCCGATTGTTCACCTGCGGTTACGGTGTGGCGCATAAGTGGATTGATAGAGCTTTACCAGAATTACCAGACGGCCAAGCCACCCACGTTTTACGCCATACTTTCGCAACGGCGTTCATGCGCAATGGCGGCAACATTCTCGATTTAAAGGCGGCATTGGGCCATGTAAAAATTGAACAGACGATGATTTACGCGCATTTCTCGCCCGATCACCTTTCATCTGTAGTCAAATTAAACCCTATCAGCAACCTAGAATTATGATGACAAAAATGGCGACAAAATGGCGGCAAACATCATCAACTATCATCATTATCCATCAACATACATTTTTTAGATTTTCACAACCCCTTTAAATGCAAGGCACAACAAGGGATAGCAATAGGTTAGAAACCATATGAAAATAGTCAGCTTTAATATCACTTAATTAAAATATCCATTAAAAAACAATTGCTTAATTATTATATTTTCATTTAATGGCGACAAAGTGGCGATGAATTTTTATATATTTGGCTTGGGTTGCTGCCTTACAACGTACTTATCAAGTATAAATTTTTCCTCTTTGTAGACAATCATTGGGAACGGTTTTGCAAGGTAACATTCTCTTTTACAATGCGTGCAAACATGTGGCCATTGCTGGCCAGTGAAACTTCGGTTTTGGTTTACTCTGTAAACACCTTGATTACATTTCTCACATGGGAATTCGACTAATTCGGCTTGTATTGGTTTTCGAATGTGATTCGATTTCTTCTGTCCCATCTTCACAAAATCCCGCTTTTCGTGTCTGTGCTGTATTGATGTTTGGTGGTTTATTTTGAAGTGTAACCCATGCAATAAATTGAAAAACTGTTTTGTGGCTTCAATTCGCTCTCAGGCCTTGGTGTGCTTGAGCTTTCTTGGTTTACTCGCTGATCTTAAAAGTGATCATTAGATCATTAAAAACACTCACAAAATCCATACCACAATGTTTAAATTCAATAACTTACACATTTTAACGCGATCCTTCCCGATCATTGGAATTTCAATTTACTGAAATTTTTTTCAATTTTTGAAATTTTAAAAGGCTGGTTTTTGGTGGTTTTTCTATGGCTTATCTCTTTTCAAAGCCCTTTGTGGCTTAAGGGTTGGCGCTTGTTTTGGCTGATCGTCTAAGACTAGTTTTTTCAGAAAATAAAAACTGAAAAAAATGCACGTGCGAAAGCGCGCA